GCTACTGACCTCTGGGTGGAAAACAACGCATTACTAAGCGAGAAAACAAAATGAGCGCACACGCAATCCTCTCACCGTCTAGTGAGCACCGTTGGGGTGCGTGTCCGGGTGCGCCAGCCATGGAGCTGGACAAGCCGAACACGTCCAGCAAGTACGCAGACGAAGGCACCGCGGCTCACTTCTTGGCGTCTGAGTGTCTGACATCTGGTGTCAATGTACTGGCGCACAAAGGCCGGTTCATCCATGTAACGAACGACGGGTGCCTCTTCCTTGACGGCGCAATCTCTCCCTCGTTTGAGGTGGATGCCGACATGGTTCGCTACGTTCAGATATATCTGGATATCGTCCGAGACTATGCCAAGAGCGGACCGCTGCTGGTTGAACAGACCCTACCGATTGGCCACATCACCGGTGAAGCGAATGCCGAAGGCACTGGTGACGCTGTTGTACTTCCCGACGGCGAGATCATCGTCATCGATCTCAAGTATGGTCAAGGCCTTGAAGTCAGCGCGGAAGATAACGGCCAGCTCAAGATGTACGCCCTGGGCGCACTGAAGAAGTACGAAATGCTGGGTGACTACAAACGGGCACGTCTCGTTATCGTTCAGCCACGCATCAACACAAGGCCGTCGGAGTGGGATATCTCAATTGACGACCTGGTGGCATGGGGTGAAGAGACCAGCAAGCGCGCAAAGACAGCATTGACCGCGCTTGAGTATCGAAGCAACTGGATGGGTCACGAGCTTCAGTATCTCGTCCCTGGTGAAAAGCAGTGCCACTTCTGCAAAGCGAAAGCAACCTGCCCGGCGCTGGCCGCCAAAGTATCGGAGACTGTCGGCGCGCAGTTCGAGGACATCACGCCCGAGCACATCAAAGAAGAAGTCACGACAATGGCAAGCGATGACGCTGGCCTACTCGGCGCGATGATGAAATCGGTAGACCTGATCGAAGACTGGTGTACCGCGATCCGCGCGGAAGTCGAGCGTCGGCTGCTAGCTGGCGCACCCGTTGGTGGTTACAAGTTGGTGCAGGGCAAACGCGGCAATCGTGCCTGGACAGATGCGGAAGAAGCCGAACGCGTACTCAAGGGCATGAGACTGAAATCAGAACTGAAGCTCGAAGAAGATCCGATCTACACCTACAAGCTGGTGTCCCCGACGGTCATCGAGAAGCTGCTCAAAGAAGCCAGTCCGAAAAGATGGGCGCGTCTGTTGCCGATGATAGGACAGTCCGAAGGCAAGCCGTCCGTCGCGCCTGAGTCCGACAAGCGCCCCGCCTTGGTGCGAGGTGCTGACCAGTTCGATGAAGTCCTCGATGCGGAGGCCTTCGTATGAAGACGCTTACATGCCTAACGCTGTCCGTGTTTCTCATGCCTTTTACCTGCGTGGGTTTCGTCTACCGACTGGCTGCTACCGCGCTGCACGTCGGGATTGATCTGGCCGACGACTTGATGCACTGGGCTGAGCGATGAACGAGGACAGACCAAGGAGCGGAATACCGCCCGCGAAGATTCTGCCACCCGACGCATGCGCCATTTTACAGAAAGCAGTAAACGCACCACCTAACCAGCGACATTTTGCAATTGATGCCGCAATTGATGAAGTGAAATTGAAGTACCCGCAGTTTTTTAAATCTGAAAAGGAGTAACGCCATGCAATTGAACTACGTTCGTTTAAGTTTCCCTGACATCTTCCGCGCGGTCGAATTCAAAACCGGCGACGGCAAGCCGCGCTTCAATGCCACGTTCCTTGTTGAGCCAGGCAGCGAAAACGATCTCAAGATCCGCACCGAGATCAAGCGTGTCGCAAATGAAGCCTACGGCAAGAAGGCCGAAGCCTACCTCAAGCAGTGGGATGGCAATAGCCAGAAGTTCGCTTACCTCGACGGCAACACCAAAGAGTACGACGGTTACGCCGACATGATGTTTCTGTCCTGCCACAGCAAGGTGCGCCCAGGTGTGTTCGACCTGGACAAGACCCCACTGGTTGAAGAAGACGGCCGCCCATACGCTGGTTGCTACGTGGATGCGATTGTCAATATCTACGCCCAGACTGGCGAGAACCCAGGCATTCGGGGCGCTTTCTCAGGCATTCGCTTCCGTGCAGACGGTGACGCATTCGGCGGCGGATGTTCAGCCAAGGCGGATGACTTCGCAGACATTACCGAAGGCGCAGAAGCGGAGGCCTTCGTATGAACGAGGAAATCTTCCGTGCGGAGTTTGGCCGCGATGTGGTGAACAGTACCGACCAGCCGTTGGCCTTCGTCATCGGAGAGGTACAGGCGATCATCGAGCGTGGCTCAATACCGATTGATGTCTCGTTGCTGTTGACCGCAGCGCAGAAAATCGTAGTGACTATTTCAATCGAATAAACCGACTCCCGATCGGCAGTGATAGAGCGATCTACCCATCAGCATCAGGTTGCGGGTTTCCTGATAGTTCCGGCAGCAGGGTGCTGGTGGATTAGCGTTTAAACAAGGAGATACACATGTGCATACATAAGTGGAATACGACAGCGGTAGAAGGCAAGACCCGCGCAAAGTGCGCCCGTTGCGGCGTAGTCCGTACCTGGACATTCGTGCATAACACGAAGTTCCACCCCGAGAAAGTGCCTCACGTAGCGCCTTACAAAATAGAGAGACCAGCAGCGTGAGACTTTACCTAGACACTGAAACGTATTCTGAGACACCCATTCAGTGGGGAACGTACCGCTACGTGCAGGATTCGGAGTGCATGATCGTGACCTGGGCGGTTGACGATGGCGAGGTGCATTGCCTGGATAACACGGCCAATGACTCACAACAAGCTATCGAGTATGCGAACTTGTTGTCTGCCCTCGAAGCAGCGGATGAAGTGATTGCGCACAACGCGCTTTTCGACCGGCTGGTCATTGCCCGTCACTTCCCGAACTACGCCCCGCCGTTGGAAAAATGGCGCTGCGCGATGGTGAAGGCTTACGCCCATTCTCTCCCTGGTAGTCTGGACGCGCTGTGCGTAATATTGAAAGTGTCACAGGATGATGCCAAGCAAGACGGTAAGAAGCTGGTACATCTGTTCTGCAAGCCGCGCCCAAAGAATATGTCCACCCGCCGCGCGACGCGTGATACGCACCCTGAAGAGTGGAAAGCCTTCCTCGAATACGCGAAAGCGGATATCTCTGCGGTACGCGAGGTATACAAGCGCCTGCCAAGCTGGAACTACGCAGGCGCTGAGCTTGACCTCTGGCACCTCGACCAGCGCATCAACGATCGAGGATTCAAAGTCGACGAAGAACTTGTCGCCGCCGCACTCCACGCCGTCGATACCGAAAAAGGACGACTAGCAGGCCACACCCAGACGATCACCGATGGTGAGCTGACCAGCGTCACCAAGCGCGACCCGCTGTTCGAGTACATCCTGGCTGAGTATCACGTCTTACTGCCCGACCTGAAAATGACTACGCTCGAGCGCCGTCTCGCAGATCCCGACATCCCTGACGGGTTAAAAGAACTGCTACGCGTCCGGCTGCAAGTCACGACCACCAGCACCAGCAAGTACAAGGCTCTGACTCGCGGCACGACGCAAGACGGACGACTACACGGCGCGTTGCAGTTCGACGGCGCAGGTCGCACCGGTCGCTGGAGTGGTCGCACCTTCCAGCCCCAGAACCTGCCAAGTCGTGGACTGCTCCCCGCTGGCGAGATCAACATTGGCATCGATGCGATGAAGGCGGGCGTCGCGCACCTCTGTTTTGGCAATGTGATGCACCTGGCCAGCTCCGCAATTCGCGGCTGCATCGTCGCCCCCGAAGGTAAGAAGCTGGTGATCTCCGACTTGTCGAACATCGAAGGTCGCATCCTCGCCTGGCTCGCCGGTGAAGAATGGAAGCTGCAAGCGTTTCGCGACTTCGACAACGGCACAGGCACGGATCTCTACAAGCTGGCCTACGCCAAGAGTTTCAAGATCAAGCCCGAAGATGTCACCAAAGCTGAACGCCAGGTCGGTAAGGTCATGGAGCTGGCAATGGGCTACGAAGGCGGCGTTGGCGCGTTCTTGACTTTTTCCTTGGCCTACGGCATTGACCTGGAAGAGATGGCCGCTGCCGCCATCGAATCCCTACCGGCTGCCGTCTACGAAGATGCCGATGGGTTCTACAACTGGGCGGTGAAGCAGAACCGCTCGACGTTCGGCCTGAGCAAGGACGCCTTCATCGTCTGCGATGCCTTCAAACGCCTGTGGCGCTTAGCCCACCCGATGGTGTCAACGCTGTGGAAAGAGTTGGAAGCCGCTGCGATCGAGGCCACCGAGAATCCTGCCGTGACGATCCATTGCCGCATGTTCAAGGTTCGCCGTGACGGTGCGTGGCTGCGCATCGGCCTGCCCTCTGGCCGCGCGCTGTGCTACCCACAACCGCAAGTCGAGAACGGCAAATTATCGTACATGGGCACAAACCAGTACACGCGCCAGTGGGGTCGTATCAGCACCTACGGCGGCAAGCTGGTTGAGAACTGCACGCAGGCCGTAGCACGTGACGTGATGGCCGCCAACATGCAGCGGATTGAGGACGTGGGCTTTGAGATCGTGCTGACCGTCCACGATGAAATTATCACGGAAGCACCCGATGACGAATGTTTTAACGCTGGTTTGTTATCCGACTTGATGACAACACCGAATGCCTGGCACGCAGGCCTGCCCCTCGCGGCGGCAGGTTTTGAAGATTACCGATACCGGAAAGACTAACATGCTGAAAATACCTACAAACTTACTCAATGCTATCAGCCAGTTCGCCGCCGACAAAGACGTGCGCTACTACCCGAACGGCGTAACACTTGAACTACGCGCCGGTTGCTTGCGCCTGATGGCCACCACCGACGCACTAGTTGGCGTGTGTTTGCTGCCGGATGAATATCCTGAAAAGCAGGACGGCGAATGGATCATGCCGAACGCCATGGTCGAGGCGATCATCAAGTCAAAAGCAAAGGACGTGCAGGTATCGATCATCGAGGGCGAAACCACCGTAACGCTGGGCGTTATGCTGAACGGTGCACAGCTCTCTTACCCGGCTATCGAAGGCCGACCCGTCGACTGGCGCCGTGTTATTCAGATCCCGAACATGCTGGCCGCACCGAGTAACTTCGACGCGGCACTGCTGGGGCGCATCGCCAAGGCATCAAAGCTATCAGGGTCTAGCCGAATGGGATACTTCGGGCTTCAGCAATATGGCGACAAGACGGGGCTGTTCAGCATCGACGGCGTGAACATCGTCGGCGCTATCGCGCCACTTAACCCGAAAAACACACCCCAGTTCAGTTCGACGCTACTGAACGACACTGTCAGTCACGTATTGGACGCGGAGCAATTCGTATGAGAGAGCGCGATATTGAAACGTACCTTGTCGAGCGCGTGAAAGCAATCGGCGGCGAGGTCCGCAAGGTTAAATGGGTTGGTCGTAGTGGCGCGCCTGACCGCTTCGTGATGCTCAGAACGGGCGTACGCGTCGGCGAGTACTACACCTCATCGGTCTGGGTGGAGCTGAAAGCACCCGGCAAGAAGGCCGAGCCGCGCCAGCTGCGCGAACACAAGCGAATGCACGACATGGGGCAGCTGGTCGTCGTGATTGATTCTTTCGAGGGCATCAATCAATTACTGGGGATCGTATGACCCTCAAACTTCGACCCTATCAGGAGCTGATCGTCAGCTACCTGCTGGAAAATAAACGCTGCAATCTGTTCGTGGCGATGGGTCTCGGTAAAACCGTGTCTACCCTGACCGCGCTCAACACATTGAACTATGTGGAAGACATCTACCCTGCGCTGGTTATCGCCCCGCTTCGCGTCGCTAAAACGACATGGCCGGAAGAGGTCAGGAAGTGGCCGCACCTGCAACATATCCAGATCGTGCCGATTGTAGGTACAGAAGCAGAACGTCGTCGAGCGCTTGATAAACCAGCGGATATCTACACGACCAACTACGAGAATCTGGTCTGGTTGACGAAACACTACGGCGACAACTGGCCGTTCCGTACCGTCATAACCGATGAGTGTAGCAAGCTCAAGGGCTTCCGCTTGCGTCAGGGTGTCAAGCGCGCCCAGGCACTGGGTAGCGTGGCACACACCAAGGTGAAGCGGTACATCGGGTTGACAGGCACACCAGCAAGTAATGGCCTGCAAGACTTGTGGGGGATCATGTGGTTCGTCGACGGCGGCGAACGTCTGGGGCGCACCTTCACCTCGTTCCGTCAGCGCTGGTTCAAGATGTCATACGACGGCTACGGTAGCACCCCCCTGCCTACCGCCCAGGAAGAAATACAGGACAGGCTGCGCGACATCTGCCTGACCATCGACGCGAAGGACTACTTCGACCTGGCTGAGCCAATCGTCAATAACATTTACGTCGACCTGCCGATCCGCGCCCGTGAGTTGTACCAGGACATGGAGAAGCAAATGTTCATGGAGCTGGAAGGTCATGAGGTGGAGGCGTTCAACGCCGCCGCACGCACTGGCAAGTGCCTACAGATTGCCAACGGTGCGGCCTATATCGACGACAAACAGAACTGGAAGGAAGTACACGATGCGAAGCTGCAAGCACTTGAAGACGTTATCGAGGAAGCCGCTGGCGCTCCGGTGCTGGTGGCGTACCACTTCAAGTCAGATCTCGCCCGGATGCGGCACGCGCTCCCAGCTGGTCGCCACCTGGACGCTGACCCCCAGACGATCCGCGACTGGAACGATGGCAAGATACCGATACTGTTCGCTCACCCCGCGTCTGCCGGTCACGGCTTGAACCTGCAAGACGGCGGCAACATCCTGGTGTTCTTCGGCCATAACTGGAATCTGGAAGAACGGCTTCAAATCATCGAGCGTATCGGACCCGTCAGACAGAAGCAGGCAGGGCATGTCCGCCCGGTGTTCATCCACAACATCATTGCACGCGACACGGTGGACGAGATGGTCATCGAGCGGGTCGAAACGAAACGGGAAGTACAGGACATATTGTTAGCAGCCATGACACGAAAGGGATACCGATGAGCGCGTTAGAAAAACAAGAAGGCGGCGACCACTACAAGAAGCTGAAGATCCAGCCGATTGAATTTATCCACGCCAATGGCATCCCGTTTGCAGAAGGGAACGTCATCAAGTACGTCACCCGCTGGCGCGATAAGGGTGGTATGCACGACCTGGAAAAGGCCAAGCACTTTATCGAATTGCTGATTGAGCTGGAGAGTAGACAATGAAACCGACGCACCAACGCAGATCACGTAAAGCTGAATGCTTCCAGTTTAAAGGCCATAACTACGACGTTATCGCCCCATTGTTTGAATCCGCCAGCCTGTACGGGACAGACACGATCATGCTGCGCAAACACCAGGGTGGCATTAAGTGCCTGAGCATCGGCGACTGGGTCGTCATTGGCGAAGACGGGAAGGTTCGCACCTACAAGGACAACGAGTTTAATTTGATGTACGAGGTAATACCGTGAACGATACCCTACTCACTGCCGCAGATATTGCCGATATTCTGCAAGTCGCGCCACGTGTCGTTGCCGAAAGGTACGCGATGTACCCAGACTTTCCCGTACCAATTCGGCTACCATCACCGAAGGGGCAAGGTCATTGCCGGTGGAAGCGTGAAGATGTCAATAAGTGGATTGATTCTTTGAGGACAGAAAGGTAGTGCGTCAAAATTGCGGCAAACGCACCCAACCTATTGATAACTAAGGCGGCTAGAGTCCTCTTCTGGGCACCAAACAAGTAAGGCCAGCGAAAGCTGGCTTTTTCTTTGCCCAGAGGAAAGAGAAACACCTGCGTGTTTCTCGCCAGGACTCGAAGTACATCCGGCACGACGGATG